AAAGCAGCTCGTTTTGGTAAAAGAAAAAACCGTAAAATCAACACGAATTATATCAAACAGAATCGTGTTAATTTAGTGTTCCTTGAATTATTAGACCATATACGGTTTCAAAGAAAATATGAAGAAAAATGGAAAAATTATCAAATAAACAAAAATTTTAAGTATGGAGGAAACCCAAATGCAAAAACCATCAAAAACAGAATTATTCAGTATATTAGCAAGTATATTTTGTACTTGTTTAATCATAAGCAACATATTAGCATACAAAACATTCACAATATTTGATATAGTGCTACCCTGCGCAGTAATCATATTCCCTGTAGTGTATATTGTGAATGATGTACTCGCGGAAATCTACGGATACAAGAAAGCAAGAAAAGTAATCTTTTTAGGATTTTTATTAAATTTATTAGCCATAATCTGTTATCAAATAAGCATAATGTTACCAGCACCAGTATATTTTACAGGTTCTGAAGCATTCGCAACAGTGTTAGGCAATACTAGTCGTGTGTTATTAGCTAGTTTCACAGCATACATCATTGGTTCTTTAGTGAATGCTTATCTTATGACTTATCTTAAAAGAAAAGCAGAACAGTATCTGTTCATGAGATGTATTGTGTCCACCTTATTTGGTGAAGGTTTAGATGCTATTTTATTTATTTCAATCGCATTTTATGGCACCATGCCTTTAATAGTCTTATTGACCATGATTGTTGCCCAAGCATTGTTTAAAACAGTTTATGAGATTATCATATATCCTGTTACAAGGTATGTGATAACTTATGTTCGAAGTTTACCTGAATAAACGATTAAGAAAAAACAAATATTAAAACAAAACACAACCCGAAAAGATCATTTTGAAATTAAATTTAAACGACAGAAAAATAATAAAGAAAGGAGGGTTCAAATGACTCGTAAACCATCACTAAACACCACAATCAGTAAAAAAATCTGTGATGAAATCAAAAGAGGACTACCCATCACCAAAGCACCACTACTCGCAGGAATCACCGCAAAAACATTCTACAACTGGTACAACCGAGGAAAAAACGCTAAAAAAGGCAAATTCCACGACTTCTACAATCAAGTAGAAGAAGCTAAAGCCTATGCAATCGCTTTAAGAGTGGAAAACATTAGACAAGCTGGAGCAGAGGGGAACTGGCAGGCTGATGCTTGGTGGTTGGAAAGAGTAGACCCAGAAAACTTCGGAAGAAAAGACAAACTCTCACTAAAAGGTGATTTAAGACATGAGCATAAAAATGTGAAAGAATTATTCAGTGAAGAGTTAATCGATGAAATAATAAACGAAGAAGAATAAAAATGTCCAGTTTTGAAGAGAAACTGCAAACCTGCTGCAGTGATTTGTACAAGTTCTACAGGTTGTTTGTTACCAGCAGGTATGATGATAATTTACCTGCACCACATATAAGGGTGTTGAGTAAGGAGTTAATGAAGCTTTATAAGACTAATCCGTACCGTTTATGTGTTGCAATGCCTCCAAGACATAGCAAATCAAGCCTTGTGACTGTTGCTTATCCTTTATGGTTAATATTCCAAAAACACGACCTTAACATCTTAATTGTTAATAATGAAGGTAGCTTATCAGAAAAATTCGGTATACAAATCCGGGAATACATCAGAAGATACGGAGCATACTTCAATGTCTACCTATCAGAAACAAAACACAGCAGTACACATATTATGTTTTGTAACAGTGAAGGAGAAGACTATCGTGGAAGCATACGATTAACTGGAGCTAATGGTAGTATCACTGGTCAAGATGCAGACTACCTAATCATAGATGACCCATACAAAGGATTCGATGACATAACACCAACATTACTCCGTAAAAAAATTGACTGGTTCGATACAATTATTGAACAAAGAATAGAACCCCACACACGATTTGTTTTACTACATACCAGATGGCACGGTAATGATTTACAAGGTTACTTCAAAACAAACAGGTCTGCGGATTATCATTTTATAGAATTCCCTGCTATAAAACCTGATGGAACACCATTATGGAAAGAAAACTACACTATCGACATCTTGAATAAGAAAAGGGAAAGTATTGGAGAAAGATTATTCCAATCCATTTTCCAGCAAAAACCTATTGATGAAACCAGTGATTACTTCGCATTAGACCACATACACTGGACCAGTCCACCATCAGACCTAACAGTAACCCATAAAGTCAGAGGATGGGATACTGCAAGTAGTGACCCGGGAAAAGATGATTTTACCGCAGGAGTACCAATCTACCTATTATCAGATAATAAATCAATCTTGATAACGGATCCGGTTCATGGGCAATTTGGTACTGAAACAAGCAATCAAATAAAAAATCAAATCATACTTGATGGACATGATAACATTAGCATAATTGAAACTGGTGTGGCAGCAGCAGGAAAATTATTATATGATAATTGGGAGCAACAATTACCGGGTTATTTCTTAGAAAGAGCTATGGCACTACCTAACAATAGTAAAGCAGACAGAGCAACACCTTTGAAGGATTATATTTATGATGGACATGTGTATGTTGATATACAGGATGATAGGCTTCGTAAAACATTTCAAGATGAGTTTAGAGCATTCCCCGCTGGAGAACATGATGACCTTGTAGACGCAACTGCCCATGGCTTTAACTACTTGCAAAAAGAATTTATCGACGAAGATTTCTTTGACATTATTGAACTATAAAAAAAAGATAAAAAAAGGAAGAATGATTATGGATTTTTTTAACAGACTAAAAAAGAACCTACACCTACCGGGATTAAGAAATCCTGCAGATAATTCATTGTATAATGAATTCATCAACAATTACTACTGGGTAACTACACAAGCCAATAAAGATACAGGAGACCTACAAACATATTATGAAGCATACAATAATGTCTATGTTAAATCCTGCATCAAAGCATACAGTAAATACAGCCTAATCAACGGATACAACATCACAACAAGTGAAAACAATCTTGAACCAGACCCAATCACAAGCAACTACATTAACAATTTATTCCAAGACCCTCAAGGCAAAAGCCGAAACGATACATTCGCAACACTCAACGATAAAATATGGAAAAGCTGGAAACTAACTGGAGATTGTTTCATAGAAGTAAACTATGAACCAGACTATGGAAACATACCTATAGGATTCAAACATATACCCACAGAATTAATCTGTTATCACAATGACACCAGCCAATGGGGATTAAGAAACAAAGATTTAAAATACGAAACAGATGAATTAATACACATTTACGAACCACATGTACAAGCAAAAAACTACCTATGGGGAATAAGTGAAATAGACAGTATAGGATTATCCATAGCATTAGAATTCCTCGGATTAAAACACAACAGAGAACTATTCGAAAACAATGGAATGGACCCTCGTGGAATATTAAGCTTTGACAAAGACACAAGCAACACCACAATACAAAGTTTCATCAACCGTTTACAAAATGATAGGAATAAAAAAGGTTTACTTGCAGTTAAAGGAGCAAATTATCAAAGTACTGGAAACAGTAACAAAGATTTAGATTTCCTTAACTTATTAAATTATAGTCGTGATCGTATACTAATTGGTTTTCAAGTTCCACCTGCAGTAATAGGTATTGTGGAAACAGCTCACTTGGGAAGTGGTACTGGTGACAGTCAAGAGAAAAGTTTTAACAATACATTATCAGGGGATTGTAAGATTATTGAAAATGCATTTAACAAAGTATTAGGACGTAGTGGTTTTCATGAAGTCTTTGAGTATAATCATATGGATTTAGAAAACAAATTGACTCGTGCTCAGATTGAGGATTTGGAAGTGAAAAATGGTGTTAAAACCATTAATGAAGTTCGTAAAAGTTATGGTTTATCTCCTGTAGATTGGGGGGATTTACCTTTAAATCAAGACTTAAACATGACTCCAAACACTTCCACACAGGTTAAAAGTCTGCAGAAAGCTTTGACAATGGAAAGGTTAAGGCGAGAATATGATTAAAACCAATGAAGAGATAGAAACAGATAAATTATTATTATCCTGCACAGGTTTATGGGAAGAATTCCATATAAACAAAACCAAAGACCCCATAAACGTACAAGAATATTATAATATGATAAGTAACTTGCTTGACCAGCAATTAAACCATAGTAGAATGTGGTTATCATCACCACAGGCTAAAGAGTATTATTATGCAGAAATGCAAAGACAAAAAGAAATACTTCAAAGCTTGGATATGGAATGGGATGATTTATTAGAACAAACCTATGAAAGTGTTGATAATTTAATCGAACGAGTATATGAATTAGGTAAACAGAAAGGATACAATGACATTAAAGAAAAACTCGTATTCACAGACACAGACAAGGAAGCATTAGACTTTGTAAGACAATACAATTTCCACTTAATAAGAAAATTAAGTAATGATTTACGAAGTAGTGTTAAAAACACTATTACTCAAGCTGTAGCTACTGGTGAAAACCCGTATAGTTTAGCTAACAAAATAGTTGAATTAGGAGTAAAACCTTTAGAAGGCAGTACTTTAACTCCTAAACAAAGAGCTGTGATGATTGCTAAAACAGAAGTTAGCAGAGCACAAAATACAGGTATACTACAATCCTATGTTAATGAAGGCTATACTGAAGTCACAATATTAACTGCTGAAGATAGTAATGTTTGTAGTTTATGCTTGGATAATGCTTACTTATTTAATAAAGGTGAAGATAAGGTTTATCATTCTGGTTTAAAGGATAATGTGCATCGTATAAGTGATTTAGATAAGGATAGTATGTTGCCTTTACATCCTAATTGTCGCTGTACTTATTTGAGTGTCTGGGACAGTAGAGATACTAATGTTGAACCATACACAGTTAACACCATTATCAAATGATGAACTTAATATTTTAAGAAATCTTTTCTCAAATGGGAAATTAAACAATGAAAAAGATTTATGGGAATATGATTACAAAGGAATTAGAAATTCTTTATCTAAAGAAGAATTTGAAAAAAGACTTTCAGGATTTATGGATTCAAAGACTATAAGCCTTTTAACTGAGGATTTATTTAATTTTCAAAAGAATGTTCATTTTATTAATATTGAGCATGGTTGGGCAATAACAAATAAAGGAACTGTATCAGGGATTTTTTCAAATGGGGCGAATAAAGAAGTAGCTTTATCTACTACTTTTTTAGAAATTGCAAAGGAAGATAAAGGTATTTTATATTTAATTCATAATCATCCAAAATCAAACCCCCCATTACCTTCTTCTGATGATTTAGCTTATTTTACTTCATTAGAAATAAAATATGGTTTAGTAACAAATGAAAAAGGTACTTTTATTCTTAAAAACAATAAATCTTCACAAAATAAAGACAAATATAAAGAAATCTATGAACTTGGTGTAAAGATTGAAGATAAAATGAAAGAGCATTTTTCTACTGATACAGGTATGGTTCCTCCGCCTACTTTGTATGAGGATAAACCTGTTAAGGAATATACTTCTGAAGAGTTAAAATATTTTAAAGAAAGAGATAAATATGTTAATGAACATAAAAATAAATATAAAAAATTATATGAAGATGAATTATCAGATTATGGTTTTGAAATTGAATTTTTATATTAGAAGGAGTGTTGTTTCATGAGATACTTTGAAGTTAATGGTCTTGATGCGGGTCGTCGTGTTGGTTACGGGACATTTAACACTGATCATAGTGCTTACATAAGAATCCTTGAAACTGAGGAGGAAAAGATGGAGCATATGAGAGGGATGTATAAGACTAATCCTAAAGCTTTTGCTGAATGGAAGGAATGGTGTATGTATGTACATCTTTTGACTGATATTTTTGGTACTCTTGATGATCCTAAAGAATTTGATGAAGAAAAACTATTTGCAAAAGATTAAACCTTTACATTTTTTTATCTTTTTTCTAATTGTCTACTGTGAATATTGAAGAAGATTAAAACATGTATTTTTTTTTGGTTTTCCTCAAAAAAATATCATTTTTTTATCACCTAAAAAAATAACTAAAAAACCGGAAAAACATCTTTTTTTAATAATAGTAATGAGGATGAGGGTGAATAATTAACACCACCACCATTTTACTATTAAAAAAAAAGATTCCTAATATAATAACGATTATGACACTTAAAAACAACCAATTCCGTGTCTACCTACCATTAACCAAAAACCAACAAACAAAATATAACTTAAACGAAAATGGGACACTAGACATAATTGGAATAGCAAGTACAACAAACCAAGACTTACAAAAAGACATAATACTACCATCAGCCATAGAATCCATGAAAAAACAATTACTAACAAGTAATAGAAACCTTCATGGAGATCATGAATACGGTTTATTCACAGGATTATTAGGAACAATAAATAAAGTCCTAGATTCCGATAACAACATATTAAAAGTTGGAGCAACAATCCTATCCAAATACGCACCGGAAATCAAAGAAATGCTCGACATAGGAGTAAACCTTGGTCTCAGTATCGGTGGAGCACCAACGGAATATGACCGTAATAAAGATGGTGGATGGACAATAAAAAATGCAAGACTTGATGAAATCAGTTTAACAGGAATACCTGCAAACATGGACACCCTCGGAACAGTCACCACAACTAAAAACGGGATTGTAGAAGGCAACTGTATTGCAGGAGTCTGTAATAAAATAATAAAAAATATGGAGAGTAACCATATGGCTAACGAAGACAATAATAAACCAAATAATATTGAAGACCCACAAAAACAAAACCCTGATGATTTAAAATCAGAAATACAAACCATAGTTGATGAATTATGGAGTGAAAAAGAAGAGGGTATCATAGAAAAAATCACAAATAATGTGAAATCAGAAATACAAGACATTGTACAAGAAGAAATACAAAACAATGAACCTGCTCAAGACCCAAGCAATGATTCCACTAATAATGCACCAACTAACACTGCACAAAAAAGTATTAAACCTGAAGATGTTCAAAACATGATCCAAAAATCATTCCATGATTTTGAGGAAAAATTCTTCAAAAATTTAACCGAAACTCGTAAACCTCAATCTCAGGTACCTGTTCCTCCACAACCTAAACCAGTTAAAAAGACTTTCAGTACTGAAGAAGCTGCTGAAGTGTTAATGAGGAAACAGTTAACAAGGAATCCTTTAAGTAATGCAATTTCTAATAATTTATAAAAAATAATAATAAGAGAAGGTAATAAATTATGAATCTTGATGATGTAATAAGTAAAATAGCAACACAATCTGCAGAGATTGATGAATTGAAAAAAACTTTTCAACAAGTAAGTGATTATCCTAATGCAATGCAACTTGAATACAGTGAGGTATTGCAAACTAAAACCTTTGAGAATGCACCATTCTTAAGATACTTGGAAAGCAAAGGACAAGTATTTGATAATAAAGCTGCTCTTGTAGGATATTTCACTGAAACTAGAGAAGCTGATGATGTTAAATGGATTGGTGAATTAGATGATATTCCTGATGCAAATCCTGAAAACATTGAAGATGTTACTGATAAAATGAAAGCATTAGTAGCACCTATTGAAGTTTCTATGATGAGTCAAATGGGTAATAAATATTTGGATTTACTTGCTCGTAGACAAGAACAAAAATTCATCGATGTTAATAACAAAACTGATAAAGCAATCCTTGAAGGAACTGGTACTGACACTAGTAAAGATTTTAAAGGAATTAATAATACTATTAAATCCCATACCGAAGATTTAAAAGGTGAAGCAATCACTGAATCCGTTATTGATGATATGTTAGAGGATTTAAATAATGATAACAGTAACCCTGATGTTATTGTTTGCAGTTATGGTGTTGCTAAACAATTAAAGGCATTAGTTGCACCTTACAGAAGATACAATGATAAAGTTGATATTGGATTAGGACATCGTGTAACTACTTATGAATCAATGTTAGGTACTGAATTACCTATTCTTGTAGACCGTAATTGGGATACTAGTAAAGGAGATAAATTAGCTATTATTGACTCAACTACTGTTGAAGTTAGAAGGTTAATGCCTCCTACTTTGATTACTGATTTGCCAGTGAACAAATTAGCTTATAAGAATGTTGTTGCAGCATTCCTCACTACTTTAACAAATGGTGAGTTTAAAAATGGTTTGTTTACTGGTATTGGAACTAAAACTAATTCTCCCTGATACTGAGGAGAATCCTGAAACATTTAACATAAGTTTTAATGTAACTGATGATGATGGTCCTATTGAAGGAGCTGTTGTTAGTATTGCAGGTTTAACAGGAACTACTGGTAGTGCTGGTGGTTGTACTGTTAAAAATGTACCTAAAGGAAATCAAAATATAACTGTATCTAAAACAGGTTATAATGATTATACTGGTACTAACAGTATTTCTGAAGACCATACTTTTAATGTGAAGTTAATTAAAGCATAACTATGTGGATGAATATTGGAGGGGATTGTAAAAATATGATTACTGAACAAGACTTGAAACAATTTTTAATTGATGATGGTTTCGAATTAACTGATGAAGAGTTTAATAAGTTATTGTCTAGGGTTAAAGTTGAAGTTAATCAGAAGTTAGATTTCCCTGTTACTGCTACTAGTTTCACTCAAACACAAAAAAGTTTTAATGGTAGTGTTTTAGTCGTTGATATGTTTCCCTTGCAAAGTATTCATAGTCTGAAAATCGGAGAGTATTGTTTACATGAAGATAAGGATTATCAAATTAACTTTGATGATGGTATCATCTATTTTAACAGGACTTGGAATGGTTTTTTAAGGCTCGAATACATTGCAGGATTAACTGATAATGATTACAACACATACATCACACCATTAATCCTCCAATTACTGGAATACCATCTAGACAAAACACCAAACAAAGATGCTAGTAGTATAAAAGAAGGTGAAATCACTATCACCTACGATAACACCACATTAACCAGTAACCGAATAAACACTATGATACAGGAATTAAACAACCGATACACAACATTTTTAAGGATGATATGAAACCATGATTCCATTCTTCCCAAATACAAACATTGACTTATACACTTACAATGGACTGGACAAGTACGGGGACAAAACATACACCTACCGAGAAACCATTACTGCGGACATACAACCATTAAGTGATGAATCAATGATGGAAATATTTGGAAAAATACTGCAAGACACTTACAATGTATATATTCCTATTCACTCTCAATTAAACGATACTGACCATCTCCAAATACAAAAGGAATGTTACGAAGTAGTAGGTAGTGTTGAAGAATGGAATCACCTCCTTAAATTTAAAAAATGTGTGATAAGGAAATTAAGGAAAAAAGGAGAATAAAAAATGGGGTTCGGAGTGGATGTAAGTTTCAGCCCATCATACTACAAGAAACTTGGACTAACAGGTAAAGGATTTCAACAACCATTACAAAACACCGTAGACCACACATTACACGATTCAGAAAACACTATAAAAAGAGAAGTGCCAAGACCTGGACACTCAAGAAGCCGAACAGGTTACAAACCAACCGGAAACTTGCAAAGAACAATAAGCAAACACAAACCAAAACCATTAACTGGTGAATTAAGGTCAAAAGCAACATCAAAAGACGGTGACTATTACTGGGTATATGTGAATTTCGGAACATGTAAAATGCCTGCAAACCCATTCGTCACACGAACCTTAAACAAAGTAACTCCTAAAATGAAAGAATATTTCCACCAAGAATTAAGTAAAGCAGGATTATTATGACACAAATGGAAGAAGCATTTTACACTCTACTAAACACTCACATCACCTATGATAATCAGGAAACACCAATCCTATTAGGATATCCTGAAATAGACACTACACCCTGCATTACCATACAAACTGCAGACACAACATTTCAAAAAAGAGAATATGTTGAAGTGGATCAAGTACAATACATTCGAAAAACATACTTGGATGATTTATGGATTAACATATGGTGTAATACAAATCATGAACGGTTAAGTCTTGTGGAACAAGTACAAAAAAGATTCTTATTAGCAGAATCCAATCATTACAGTACCTGCTACAATTACAAACCAGATACTATGGAGTGTGAAGCAATACATGAAGAATGTTTAAGTAAAACCTTAAATAATCATCGCAGTCACAAACAACAATGCCCTGATTTAACTATTTACAAACCATTTTTCCGACATAACCACATCATTAAAAACAAATCCTATCTCAACAGCATCACCAGTCTTGATGAATTAAATGTTCATGAACCAGTATTGCGTTCAATAATCAAATTAAGAATAACTTATCAAACTTATCACCGTATCGGTGGAGAAACCTACACTAATCTTAAAATGGAGAGTTTAATATGACTGACAAAACCAAAAAAACCACACCTGTTAAATCAGCACCCAAAAAAAAAGATATGAAAATCTTATATGAAGCAGTGCAAGAAAACCCTACCCGAAATTACATTATCATGGGAGCTTTAACTCGTGCAGGATTATACAATCAATATTGTAAAGAAAAAAGATTGTATGGTATTGAAAACCTACAACCAACCATTACCGTTGAAGAATTGAATAAAATAATAACCAATTACCTAGGAGAATAATGAATATGAGTATAAACGAAACTCCAAAAGTAAAATACTTTGAATCCGACAGCAACCCAACATTAGCTGGGGTTGGTGCAGAAATACCTTGTTTTATTGGTGTAAGTGGAAACAAAACACCTAAAACTGGTATTCAGAAATTTAAAAACTTTCAACAAGTATACAAAACCGTGGAAAACGGAGGGTTAGGAACAAACCTTGAATCTAACCCATTACTTGAAGTTATCAGAGATTTCTTCCAGGAAATCCGTAAAACACAAAGTGAAGATGTAAGTGTACCATACATTTATGTAATAGATCTTGGTGAAGCAGATCTTAAAACTGCTAAAACATGGACTGATGCAATGGATGAGGCTAAAAAGAAAAGAGAAATACAAGTGGAAGCATATGTTGGTTTCAAAAAAACCGATGAAATATCTGATGTAATCAGTATTATGAATTCTGCTGTGGAAATTATTAAAGAAGACAGTACACATGGAAACCCAAGAAATGCTTACTTCACCGTTGCAGATGCAACTGATGAAGATTTAATCAAATATACTGATGATAGTCAAACAAACTACATTCAAAACACCCGTATAGGATTAATCGAACCAACCTATTTTGGAAAAAGTATTGCGAAAATATGCATAACACCTTACTATGAAGAACCAGGATACACTGATTTCAGAACAATAAAACCTGGAGAATTCAGTAACCGTACTCGTGAACAAGCAGACGAGTTACAAGCTGCAGGAATTATTTTTATTAATGATGAATTGGCAGCACAAGAAATACACCCAAGAATCGATCTTGCTGTGTCAACTGCATTCGCAACCACACCAGATAACAGACCTAATGATAGTTTATTCCATGCTCGCCGTAATGTAGATCAATTAATCAGAGAAGCTTATGACATCTTGTATGTTCAATTGAAAAGAAATGAAACCGAAACTAATCTTAGCTTCCTTCAATCCGATTTAGACGTCCTTGTTGATGGTAAAATTAGTGATGGTTACATGATGGCAGGTACTGAAATTAATGTTATTGAGTCTGAAACTAATCCATATGATTTGAAAGTTGAAGGTGTGGCAGTACCTGTAAACAGTACCTTGTTAATTGGATTTAGTATGTATATTGAAGCACCTAACGCAACAGTAGGAGGTAATTAAGTATGAGTATAACAATAAATCCTGATGATAACACATATGACCTTGGTGAATTAAGATTAGATAAAGAAGTTATTGTTTGTGAAGATTTTAACGTGGAATTCAGTAGTGAATCTGAAACTCGTCCAGCCACTAACAGTCGTGACCCTATAGGTTACAAAGGAGGTAAAAACGAGTACAAATGGGAAGCTAATGGGGTTTCCCCTGAATTCTTCAGCATGTTAAGAGAATATCAAAGAAACAGGAGAAACTTCCCTATTGGAGTTTTTAATTTTAATGATGATGGGGATTATAAAGAATTGTTCACCTTGTTACATTGCCGTATCGATTCCTGCACACCTACACAGGAAGATGAAGGAATGAGTATTGATGTATCTGGTGTTGCATTAAGTGTTAAGGATAAGAAATAATTCTTATCCATATTTTTTTTTAGTTATGGTACGGGTGTATTTAATATAGGTTCGATTCCTAAACATAACAATTTCATAAAAAAAATTGAGAAAAAAAAGGAGATTTATCATGGTCAGTGAACAAACAACAAAATTCTTATGGGAAACCAAATTCCCAAACGAATGTAAAGAATTACCTTACAAGTATTTAACCGAACAGGAACAAAAATTAGTGGAAAAATGTATTAATCATGAAACATTAACCGAACAAGAACAAAAAGAATTAAAACAATTATTACACGATTACAGACCGTACTTCAAAAAATACAACACAGAAGTAGCGGAACAAAACATTGAAGCAACACAACAAATCGTGAAAACACAATCACAACTACTTGAATTAATACATGACAAATCACAATATCGTATAGACATGAATTACTATATAAACGGTCAGAGATTCCTATTACAAATGAGGATAAAACCTTACACTGACAAACAATACCTTGAAGGAATGGGTACACAAATGGGATTATTCCGTGATTTAAACCGTGATGAGAAAAAATTAATTGCAAAAGCAGAAACAAAACAACCAATGAATCCTGAAGAACATAAAATGTATCAGGCGTTATCCGATAAAATCATGGAAAAAGCTTATGATTTAGATAACAATTTAAAAATCATCAATGAATTTCTTGCAGACCGTATGGAATTCGTAGATGATCCTGAAAAAACTTTCGAAGAAAACCTTCACTTCTGGGAGCAAATAGATTTAGATACTAAAACAAGTTTATTCCATGAGGTCCGTGGCAGGTTAAAGTTAAATGATACTTTCACGGAAGAATTATTTCCACCTGTTAGATAGTTTTATCGGTGAAGTTTATTTCCGTGTTAGTAAACATTTAAGCATTCCTATCAGTGAAGTGATTTATAAAAGGAATGATTTAGATATTATGATGTTAATGCGGAAGTATGGTATGGAAATAAGACACGAGCAAGAGCAAATCAGAGAATTAAACAAGCAAAGAAGAAAAAATAATAGGTGGTAAAAAAAGTATGGCTACTGCTGAAGAAATAATGCTAACATTTTTCGGAAAAGATGAAGTAAGTAATGTTGCAAAAAACATAGATAAAAATGTTCAAAGCATGGGTAGTCGTGCTTTAACTGCAGGAAACGATATTAACTCTGGTTTACTACAGGTAAGTTCTGGTTTAGACAGTATGGTGTCTAAAGTAAATGGTGGGAAAACCGCAATGGACAACATCTTCGGAACAAGCAGTAAAGCAGAAACAAATAGTGTACTATTGAAAATGATGAGTAGTACAAGTGAGGCTGCAAGTAAATTAAATCAGCATGTTGATGATGTTACTAACAGTAGTCTTGTTAGTATGCAAAGTTTAATTCCTGCAATGAATGCTTTCAAAACCGCGACAGGTGCAACGGACCAACAGATTTATGATGCTACAGAAGCAATGGCTGGTTTTGGTGCAAAAGTTTTAGCACAAACCGGAAGTACTGAGTTAGCAGAAACTGCAATGATGGATTTAAGTAAAGGTATTAAAGGAGCCTGTGCAAGTCTTGACCAATATGGAATCACCGTGGATGCTTTAAAAAGTACTGGTTTATGGGATGGTGATGAAAACGATATTGAAGGTTATATGGCAGCAGTACAACAATTAACTGGTGATACTAAAGAGTTAATGGAAACTAATGAAGGTTTAGACAAGCAATTAGAGAAACAGTTCAGTAGTGCTGGTAAAAAATTAGGTAACGAATTCCTACCTGGAATTAAAGATGCTAAAAGAGCATTAATTGATTTGAACAAAGCTACTGGTGGAGGTTTGTTCGCAAGTATGCTTGGAGCTACTGCTGTGGTTGATACTGCAAGTACATGGGGTCAAACCATTACTAATATGGCTAATGGTGTTAAAAATTTACAAGAAGGTGTTGGAAAGCTTAAAAGTGTTTGGAAGTCTGTGACATCTGCAGTTAAAGGAACAGAAGCAGCTGTTGAAGGTGTTGCTGATGCAACTAATACTGTTAGTAATGTGTCAGATATTGCTGCAGGAGGAGCACAAGTGGCTGGTGGAGTAACAGAAAGTAAAGCTAGTATGGGAGCCACAGGTGCGGAAGTGGGATTAAGTGCATTTGATGCATTGAAAAAGGATAACGATAAATATCGTGAAGAAGCAGGAACCTTATTAAAGGATTTGGAAAAAAATGGAGAATTAGGAAACAAAGTACAAAACACCTCCAACAAGGTATACTCAAAAGATTTGCTTAAAAGTCCTAAAGGGATAAAAGACCAAGTTAGTGACGGTTGGGATTCCAGCATTATTAATAGGATAAAAAACTATTCTAAAAGTCAGGAAGAAATTTCAGATGCATTAGATACTGCTATTGATGGTGTTGATATTGTAGCAGATAAAAGTAAAGGTATGAAAAAATCCGGACAAGCAATGGAAGGTTTAGGTGAAGTTGCAGGTATGATACCAGCAGGAGTTGGTGCAGAAGCTGCGGCAGGAGCAACTGAAGCAACAGTAGCAAGTGCAGGATTATCCGGATTGGGAGCAAGCATATCCTCAATGTTAGCACCATTATTAACTATTGCAGCAGTAGTGGCAATAATGATTCCAGTGGTTGTTGCATTAGCTGCAGAAGCATTAATCTTTATCAGAGCATTAGCAGAAGTATTCAAAGCATTAAACTTCGATAAACTGGATTTAAGTGGAGATATTGATGGTTTGAAACAAATAGGTGCTGCAATATGGGAATTATGTAAAGCAATGGCAGCAGTAGTAGCAACTTCCTGGTTAACCATGGTTTACCAAGGAATATCTGCAATAATGTTATTTAACGATCCAATCAAAGTTGCCGTTGATGAGTTGAAGAAAACTGCAACATTAATCAAAGGATTTGGAGAGATAATCATTCCTGAAAATGTTCCAGGCAATCTTCAAGCATTGAGCACAAGTCTTGGAGCAGTTGCTAAAGCAATGTGGAGTCTTGAAAGTGTTGGAGTATCAGTATTAGCAGGAAGTGTACTGACCTTAAATGGTTATTTGGGAACCTTATCACAGAACCTTACAATAGCTAAAAAAGAATTAACAGAATCAGCCAAACAAATCAACAGTATGAGTGACTTGGACACTATTGATGAGGGTGTAGCAAGCAAATTAGAAGCCGTAACCTCATCTTTAGCGAATGTAGGGAAAGCAATGGGAGCATTATCTGATGTTAATTGGGACATTAACATGGGAAACATCGTAAACCTCAGAGGAGCATTTGGAACAATCACAAGCCATTTGGAAGATGCTAAAGATGAAATCATTAAAGCAGCACCAGTTATTAATCAATTCAGTAGTCTGCCTGATATTGATCAATCTGCAGGTGAGAAACTTAAAAAAGTTTCAGATGCAATTAAAAATGTTGCAGATTCATTGAAAAATTTAAACAGTTTATCAAGTAGTATGGGTGGAGATAATGGTGCATTAGGAACAATCCTTAAAAAATTACAACTTGGTGCAAGTATCCGTGCAGCTAAATCTGCTTTAACTGATGCTGCAAAACAATTACAAGGTTTAAAGGATTTACCTGACATTCCTGATGGTATTAAAACAAAATTATCAAAAATAGGAAGTACAACTGCAACTGTAATCAATACATTAAAACCTTTAACAAGTATTCAGAATATGAATGTGAATAGTGCAAGTATTGCAAGTAAAGTTGCACAGGCAAGGTATGCGATAAGTAATAGTGCAATACATCTCGCAAGTTTATCAGGTATTAGCACAATACCTGATGATATTCCTACAAAATTATCTAAAGTAGGTAGTACAGCTGCAACTTTGATTAACACTTTAAAACCATTAACAAGTATTGCAAATAGTGAAGTAAACGCAGGAGCAATTAATGCTAAAGTTGCTCAAGCAAGATATGCAATCAGTAATGCGGCAACACATATTGCAAGTTTAGCAGGTATCAGTACAATACCTGAAAATATTGGTGAAACCTTAAATCGCGTAAGTACAAGTGCAAGACAAGTAGCAACTGCAGCAACTAACCTAAATACCATACCTGTAGTAACTACCACTTCTGCGAATATTATGTTAGCTGTAATTGCGATTAAAACTGCGATAATGCAGTTAAACAGTCTTGCAGGAACAACATTAAATGGGGGTATTGGAGCATTGTTAACAAGTGTTACAAATGCTTTAAATCAATTAAAAACCACTTTATATGCAATGAGTAGCGGATTCTATAGTGCTGGAGCGAACATAGGATTATCAATTGTAAATGGTGTGAATACTGGATTAGCACCATTATCTGGTATCACTATCGCTCGTGTAGCCTCCGCAACAAACAGTGCTGTAGGCACTGGAAGAAGTGGAGGGGCAAAAATAGGTCGAGCAGTAACACAAGGATTCAAACAAAACTTGAAAATGGCTCAAGCAATGAAACAAGAAATGAGTTATGTAACACAAGCAGTTAACAATGGTATAAGTGCAGCTAAAACTGCAGCCCGTAATGGAGCACAAGATGTTGTAGCTGAATTTAAAAGAGGTATTGAAACAGGTTCGCCTGGTGCTATGGCATGGGCTACTTATGATGAAATGAATTATATTAATGATTTCATAGTATCAGAAGGTAAAAATGTTGTGGCAAGTGCTAAAAGGTTAGGGCAAAATATTGTAACTGGTTTTGGCAATCCAAGTTTAAATGTTGGTTTAGGAAGTGTTCCTACTGATTATAATCTTGAACAATTACATGGAATGAGAACATTAACTTCAACTGCACAATGGGGTAAAATTATACAGAATGTTGAATTACATATTCATGAAGGTGCAGTGCAATTAGATGCAAGGAACTTAACTACACGTGAAAGTAAGCAAATCATGATTAATGCACTTGAAGGATTGGATGCTGTAACAAATATTAACATAAAAGGAATAGGGGCATAAATAGTATGGGTATGTATAGTGACCTTCGTGAAGGGGTAGAAGCAAGTATTGAAATAGATGGATACCCATTCTATCCAGAAGAAATAACACCTCAAGAATCTTATAATCGTAGAGAATTAAACAGACAATCAATTCTCGGAGGAACAGAAAAAGTCACAAGAGGAAAATATGTTGTGAGAGAGTTTAGTTTCAGCACAACAATTTATATTCCTGACGGACACCCTGAAACCTATGATGCAATTTTTCAAAATATGGTAAGCAAACCATGTGAGGTAATAAGCCCTTATATGGGGGGTAAATTTGATGCTGAAGTACATATACAGAAAACTGCAAGTGAAGCATCACCTAATCATATTGAATTAGAAATCACAGTTAAAGAAATACCTACAGGTGAAAGTATGATACCTAATGATACTTTCATAATACCTGAAGACAAGTTAGAATCTGAAGCAGATCGTATTGCTCGTGAAGCAAAAAACAAAAAGAAATAATCAAAAGGAGTATTCTTTTCATGACACATGAGCCGTTCATTGAAGTAGAACAATATGAAATATATCGTTTATTGTTAGCAGTGTATAAGACTGATGAGGAAAACTGGGAGCAGTATATTCCTTTAACTGGTTCTGATAAAAAAACAGATACTGAAGAAACATCAGAAAATACAGCTAATGATGATGATGAAGGGGATAATTTCACAAAAGGGTTCACATTACATCAAGGTAAAATCATAGAAACATATTATTATGGAGAGTTTACTCATGTTGAATGGGAATCAGATTATGAAGATATTAATGCTTCAGCAAGCTTGAACATACCCGAAATTAAAGATTTAAATCGTTTTTATAAAGGTGTAAGGTTAAGTTTATATTCTGCATCTGAACGCTTAAATGAACATGTTACTTTTAATGGAATATTGCCGAAATTAACTGGTTTTATCACCGATGAAACTTTTAATGAGTCTGGAATGAGTTTGAAGATTTCTGGTATGAGTAAATTATTAGAACAGAAGTATGAGTTTAATTTTACTCAAATGAAAATATCTGAAATCTTAAAAGAAATGATTAAAACAGCAGGTTTAGAACCTGTAGTTGATGCTACTGGTTTAGATGATCAGGTTATTGATTATAGTAATGTTTCATCTGATGGAGAAAGTAGTAGTGTTGATAATGGTAATTTACCTGCGGATGCTTGTAAGTTTGCTAAACAATTAACAAAAGGTAAAAAAGGACAAAGAGCAAAAGCAGAATCGATTTACAATTGGATTAACAGTAATTTCCCTTATAAAAGATATGACAACAGCCATTACAACGAACAGAATATTTACAGTACTGCTAAAGCAAATATGGGAAAACGAATTTTTAATTGTTGTGACCATGCACATTTATCAGTTGTTCTTTTAAGATGTGCAGGTTTAAAAGCAAATTATATTCATGTAACAGGGCATGTTTATACAGTGGTATATATTGAGGGGCAAAGAGTAATGTTCGACCCTCTCGGATATGGTAGAGGAATGGGTACTGTTGCAAGTGGATTCGCAAAAGACGGGGCAGAATCAGAGAGCATTAACTTCTAAAAAAAAAGGAAGGTATAAGAATATGACTTATTATGTTTGTAGTGATAAGATAGATAAAAAAGAACAATCTTACATCAATGCAGTAATATCCGCCCTTAAATCAAAAGGAAAAGACGCTGTTGATGGGGGAATAGGTCCAAACAAGGAAGCGTTAAGAAACAGTAAAGGTAGTGGAGACACTATTGTTTTTATTGTAGGTGGTGGAGCTGCAGGTTGTACATTAGCATCATTTGTAAAAAGTGTTGAAGGAAAAACAGATTATGCACATGCCATATTTGGTTATGCTGGATGGACAAGCAATCCTCATGTGAAAGAACAAGCTGCTCGCACAGAAAAACTTGTTCGTGAACATGACTGCAATTTCTTCCGTAGCTGGATGCCATCATATTATGAGGGACATACAATTTATACATTCTGTGAAAAATACTCTCAATATGTGAGTGTTTGTTGTAGTGATAAGTCTGCGGAAGATTTAGGGCAAAAAATAGCTAATGGTGCTTGCGGTAAAGGTGGGGATGACTCTGAGGAAGGGGGTTCTGCTTCAACTATTAAAGATGCTATAAAAGAGGTGTTAGCTTATTGGGATGCTGAAGCAGAATGTTATATTAGAGATAACAAGATGTATATTCATAAAATCAAACCTCCTGCAGAAGGGGCTATGCAAAAATTCAGATATTCTGATGGGACAAGCAATTATTCTGAGGTTACATTACAATCTGGAGTAAATATACAACAAGATAGTGTTAGTATTACTGATTATAATCCTGATACAGTGAATATTTTAACTGTTCATTCAGAAGTGTTAGATGATATTGTTTATCGTAATGAAAAACTTATTGAGCGTTTTGGTGAGAAACCAGAAGAGTTAGATGCTGTTAAAAAAGTGCAAGTTGTTGAAACAGAGGAAACTCCTGCAACAGACACAACAACAAATGATACAGATACTGTTGACGATGCAACATTAACTGAACCTGAAACTACTACTACAACAACTACAAAAACGGAGGAAGTTCCTTGTGAAACCCCTGAAGAAGTTCAAGCTTTCGCAGACCGTGAATGGGCTAAAATAAAAAGAGATAATGGTCATAGTATTGAATTATCTCCTTTAAGCTTAAGTACTTGGAGAGAAGGTTGGTGGGTTAAAGTATATATCCCTGAATTCGATGTTGATGATTATATGTACATTTCAAAGGTTTCACAATCTTATGATGGAGAATTGAAAACTAATTTAACACTTGTTGATTATCCTCCTGGTTTTGGTGAGTTGAAAGAACGGGAAACCTCGAATGATGATGAAGCAACAGAAGAAGAAAATGTGGAGGTAACAACATGAATTCAAGTAATATAACCGTGACTGATGGAAGACTAATGAAAGCTTGGAACAATGTTACACAGGCAATAGCTAATAATACTAGTTTATCTGGGCGGAATCCTCAAAAAGATAATGAATTACATGTGGGGAAGTTAACAAGGTTTTTTTATGAAACACAAGAAGCAGAAGTTAAATTAACAGATAAAACAGTTAATTGTAAGTTAACAAGACCAACTGAAGGTTCGGTTAATATTTTCTTCACGCCTTTCGCAGAGTTGGAATGGGATGAAACTTTAAGAAAAACTTATTTCAAACCTTATGAAGACATTAGATGTGTTGTTGCAAAGATTAATGACAGGTATTATGTTATTAGTTATTTTCAGAATGATAAAATCAATACTCCACCAATCGCTACAGGAGGTTCATTATACTTGCAAGGTTACAATACTAGTCTTCAAATAAATGGGGATAATGGTGGAGTTTATTTTAACACTCCAAAAATTGTTTATAAAGATTGGATGGCTCCTGAACAAAGAAACAATGTGCAAACAAGTGATTTAACAGAGGAAAATATAACAAACAAGGATTATTATACAAAGGATGAAATTTATACTAAAACAGAAGTAGATGAGTTAATAAAAGAGTTGAAAGAAGAATTAGGTTTAAAAGAGGGGGAATAAGATATTTATGGTGTTGCCTTGTGATTTTGATGATGATAATCATCGTTTTTACCAAACGTTAAATGAAGACATCTTATTAAAACCAAATCGATGGAATGAATGGGACATGGAATTCCAAAATGGGGACCTTGTAAATGTTGCAGGACATGAAAGCTTACAAAATGCAATATGCATTGCAATCATGACAAGATACAATGAATTACAACACAATCAATTATACTCAAACTTCGGTTGCCGTATACATGAATTAATCAAAGCTAACAAATCCTTAATGGTGAAATACAAAATAGAATTGTATGTAAATGATGTTTTAAAACAAATGCGTAGAGTAAAAAAAATAAACTGGATTAATGTAACAGAAAACACTATGGAACCTTATAATTACTATGTAACTTGGAGTGTAACAAGTATAACTGATGAAATCGTTGAAGGAGAAGTAAACTTATGACTTACACGGAAAGAGATTACCTTAAAATATTCAGAACAGCATTAGAAAAAGCCTGCGAACAGGAATTAATCAGTCACAGTACAGACTTCGAAAAATACATTCAAAACAAACAAGATATTAGTAATTTTTATGTAATGTTATTAAGTATTCATAGTGAAGTATTTGAACAAGTTTACAAGGACATGACAGAAGTATATAACTCAAGTAAACTATTATTAGCAGAGGGTAATGATTTAGATGATATTGGATTGATTTTAAACTGTACAAGACCACAGGCAACCAAATCCGGTGTGGAAATAACTTTTAAATTACCTAAACCTGTTGATAAAGTACTAACAGAACCTGAAGGTATAGAAGTAACAAGTTCTGGAGGAATCATTTACCGTACAGATGAGCCTTTAACTTTCCCCGAAGGTGAAACAATCTGTAAAGCATTCTCATACAGTATCATGCCAGGTGTAGGTTATAATGTTGCACCAAATCAATTAACTAAAATAACATCCTCCTTAAAAAATATTGACTCTGCAACATGTACAAATACTGAAGCGTCCACAGGGGGAACAAATGGTTACACTGATACAGAATATCGTGAATTATTATCTCATTGGGTGGAATTAAATCAAAAAGGAAATTACTGGGCATATGTAAACTATTTCAGTCGTGCAGATGCTATTGAAGGTTATAAATTAATTCCAAATTGGGACGGTAGTGGAACATTAAAAATAATCATAGACCCAGGTGTTCCTAATGTTTTAAATAAGGTGTATGATGATTTAACCGCAAAAGTTGCTCAAGTTGACGAGGATATTGTGTTAATGGGTCCTGTAATGAAACCTATTGATATTTATGTTCATGTTGATGTCGATATTGATCGTGTTAATCCTTTCAGTAATGATGAAAAAACGGAGATACAAGGTAAAATTAAACAGGCTATCATGGATTATTTCGATACTTTGAAAATTGGGGAGGATTTTATTCCTCATAAGTTAGGTGTGTATATCGACCGTTTCGTTCCTGAATTACAGAATATATTATTTGATTATCCTACAAGTACTGTTGTTATTAGTGATGAGGAGCAGTGTAGTCTTGGTGATGTTCAGATAATTATGGAGTAATGAGTAGTATGGTGTATAAGAGTTTTGAGAAATTGTTAGGTAAGTTTCCTTATTTTCTTAATAAGAATAAGGACAGTAATTTCAGTAAATCGGAAACAGTTTTTAATGAAGAGTTTAAGGAGATTTATAATAACTTATATGATGTTTATCTTGAAAGTAAATTAAATAAACATGTACTGATTTGGAAAGAACAGGAAGCACCTTATGAGTATGATATGTGTTTCCATGTTAGTTTGCCTGACTTGAAAAGTGTGAAGATTACAAGACATTATTGGACCACTATAATTCAAGAAACGATTGGTGATGATGGTAGTGTTCAGAAAGTAGAAACAAGACAAGAAATGTACGAAGACATATATACTGAAACCTACGAGTATGATGAACACATTAACAAGTTTGAGTATCTGCACAGTAGCTTCGCGGAAACGATAATACCTAAGGACAAGTACACCATTTCAGTAGAAACATGGGATGAATACAGTACTGTGAAAGGATTTCCAGAAAACAATACAATTGAAAACAATGAATACGACCATGACACCAGTCTTGACCATTTTGGAAACATATTCAAATTCCCACGAAGAACCTATCAACAAGTAGAACCTGATGACTACCCTAATACAGTACCTGCATATGATAATCAATTAACTGAAGATGATTATCATTACTTGCAAAGATTACTCTATTATGCAAGTCACTTGCAAGACACACCTTTACCAGTATTGGAAATCTTCAAATTATTCAGTTTAACAGATGTGCAATTGTTAAACCGTAGTAGATTAATCTGCAGAATGATAGACACAAGCAGACATCAAAAAGAGGGAGTATACAATCGTGATTGGAGAGAATTAAGATGGGAGCATAAAGATGGTTGGTGTAATGGTAATGAAGAAGATTTATTTTTATTCGCAACTGTAAACAACAACAATCTCCTTGAAGGGCAGAAATTCAACTTCACATTCCAAATCCTCAACAGTCTTGGAGAACAAGCAAACAATACTAAAAATTATAACTTGATAACTGAAAGTATTATTGATGAATCAGAAAAACCATGGGTTATAGTACCTTATAAGGATAATCAGTTGTTTCAAGATGGTTTATACTTGTATTCTGATAAGAAATGGGTTTTAACCACTAATGACATTAACAATGAGGATTGTACCTTTATTTTTAAATGTTTCAATAGTATTGAAGATGCACAAGATGATATTAACAATGGTAATCTCATCATACATGATACTGATATTGTAAGTGATGAAATATACATAACACTTAGAGGTTGTAATAGTGCTGACTGGTATGTTAGTGCAACTGATGGAGATGATAGTAATACTGGAACAAGTAAAACTGATGCTTTTAAAACAATTCATCAAGCATTACAACATATTGAAGGTGAAAAAAACATCATATCTGTACTTGATGGAGTATACTCATTACCTGAAGCAGAAACAATTACTGAAAACACAACAATTGTATCCTGTCCTGATTACAATCCACGGATACAATGTAACGATCCTGTTTTTTTCCGTGTTGGTCAGAATGTGAGTTTGACTTTGAAGAATATCCGCTTAAATTATAAGTGTTGTAGTTTGTATTCTAGTTTCACGGTTTTTAAGAATAATAATAATTTGAATTATCCTTTAAATGTTCGTGTGGCAGGTAAATTCTGTTTAATTAGTACAGGTATTGTTTTAGACACTCCTTTAACTGATGAGTGGGTTGTGTTGCATAATTATCAGATTAAGGGTTGTTTGGTGAAAAGTGATGGTGAATCTCCTGATGAGTACACTACATACTATAAAGGTAATAGTTGTGTTGAAGAGGATACTTTGAACATTAATAAGAGTAAAAATAGTTTAACTGGTGAGAAAGTAAAATTACTTAAAAATGATACAGTTGTTAGTGAAGCAACTGTTGATGAAAACGGAGTATTTAGTTTCACAGTTAATAGTGGTGTTGATGTTGGTTCTGCAAATTATCAAGTAGTATATAATGAATCAGAGGTGTTCTGTAATTCCACATCAGAAAATATAACAATGAATGTTGTGAAAACCACACCTGAAGTGATTTTAGAAACCGATGTATTTTATACAGGTGTTAATGAAAGGTTACATATTCCTTTTAAGGTTAAAGTAGATACTGACACTAAAATAACAGGTGAACACTTATATGTAACATTGGAAAATGATGCTGGTGCGATTGATGAGGCAGTTATTGCCTTTGAATCTGATAATACTGCAACTGGCAAGTTTACTTTCACATCAGCAACAGTAGAAACAAATAACTTGAAAATCAAGGTTCAAGGCAATGTTTATATTAATACCGTAGATGAAAATATTCAAGTAATTGTTGAAAATATTACTCGTGAACTTGTAGACGGTGCAACAACCTTAAACGATGGTTTCTACTTTGTGGAAACATTACCTGAAGACCTTACACAGTATAATACTGATGATATGATTGTAACACTTGATAATACTGGAGAAAACACTTTATACATTACTGATACCGAAGAAGACACACCAACAAACCTAACAGATGATGATGAAGTGTGGATTGACAGTACAAGTGAATCACAACAATTAATCAGAGATAAAAAAACAGAGGAATAAAAGTATGAGTAAAAAATGCATGTATGCAAGAAGCAAATACAATTACACACCATCAGATTATGATTTAATCTTTGATTACACAAAGATTCCTTCAAATATCAATATGGAAGATGCAAGTAACTTGACTAAACGATTACAGCAGTATATGCCTTTGTCAAAAACAATACACTTGAACTTGAACACTAACTTGAAAGAATGCAGTCACCAAATCAGCATCAACACAAGTTTACAATTAACAATGAATACCAAAAAAATAACGGTGAATATAATATGATAATTGATATACAAGGACATTACAAATTCCATACGGAGGATAGAGTAATATTTGAAAAGGATAACCTCATCACATTACTGGGAGAATCTTTTTTAATGAACAGATGGGTTAACAATGAGTTTACACCAATTGAGTATATTGTACTGGGTAAAGGGACAGGAAGACCTCTCAAAACAGATACGCAATTAGGAAAACAAACAATCCGTAAAGGTTGTAAAACAAGTGTTGACTTAAAAAACAAGCAATTACAACTTACAACTGACTTTAATGCATCAGAAATCTTAAACACTACTGAAATAGGAGTAAGTAACGGTAACACATTAATAAGTCACGATATCTATGAAAAAATCACTGAATCAATGTTGCAGGAGGACACAACAAGCACAATCCATTTAACTTATACTTTCAATCTTGTAACTGGTGGATATCGTGGAGAATGGAAAACAAGTACCAGTAATCCTAATGTTTATTATATTTACGAACCTTCAACCGTAATTGGAGTAATGGGAGCTAATACTGGTGATGGATACAGTAGAAAAAACAGTATTGATGAATTAACTCCGGGTTCTTATTATTATAATATCACAAGTAAAAACTTGTATATTTACCCAACAACTGGTGTGAAACCTGGAAATGAGGAAATAATTGTTCAAACAAAATAAAAAGAGAGTTGATAATATATGAAAGAATGCCCACCTGTTTATAAAAATCTTGGATTAATGAGTTTCGATGAGCAAAGAGAAGTTACAATTGAAATGTTAAGACAGATTTGTAAAAATGATGAATGGTTAAAACAAAACCTTGAAAAAATAGAATACCTCACACCACCTGCAATCCGTAAAAGATTCACACCAGTGCCTGTAGACACTAACAAAAGTTATGGTTATAAAATAACAACTGATAACAATGTTGTGTTTGATTCAGGTACAAATAAAGAAGTATTTCTTGATTTTGATGACACATCATTAATTGACATTAATAAAACCACTGCAGTTATAGAAGGATTAATTGATAACGGTAAAATAATTCACCAAGTTAAAATCCCACAGGAAACAACCAGTAATATTGACAAATCAACAAGGAATTACAGTCCTTGGGCGATTAAAGACAGTAACGGTAATATTATTGGTGGGGATATGGTTGCAAATGAGCATTGGTATATTGGTTTCGATAAAAACAGACATTATGAAACAAGACCACAATGGTTAGAAAACCAGTTAAACAATGAAATACCAAGTATTGGTAGAGCACAAACATTTAAAGCTAAAAAAACTGGTTTATTAGAATCTATTGTACTAAATATAAAAGCAAGTGCTGGTGAAGACAAATATAATACTGCATCACCTTTAATAGTACAGATAAGGAAAACAATTGATAAAGATGGAGTATTATATCCTGAAGAATTAGCTTGTGATTACGATGGCAAATATACTGTATTGGCACAACAGGAAGTAAGATTCCATAATAGCAGTCCGGACATTGCAAGTATATTATTTGACCATCCTTGCACAGTTAAAAAAGGTGAAACTTATGCAATAGTCTTATTATCACCATTATCTCACTACAGTCACTGTTATTGGTTAGGAGGTTGGAACAAACATTGTCATGCAGATAATTATGCTGATGGAAATGCATTCTACACTTTTAACAATGGTATGACCTGGATAAGGTATGGTAAAGATGATGATGTGGAATATCATCAGGGAAAGTATGCTCCACAGGATTTCGCATTTCAAGCACATATTCGTGAATTCAAGACAGGATATCCAGTTAATAAGGATTACTGGTTATATTTGAAACCAATATTCGCAAATCAAATAGAATCAATCCTCTTATCTGCTACAGATACGGGAGATGCAACACAACCCGACCTTACTTGTGAGTATCAAGTTAGTAACAATGGAAGAGATTGGAAACCAATAGGAATTAACCACCAACTTGATTTTAATACAAAGGACCTTCGTAATGTCGTATTCCTCCGTGCAAGATTGCAAACAAAGAAAACAGGTGAAACACCATTAATTGAAAACTTGAATTTATTATTAACTTGTGATATTCCAACCGAAATGTATGTTCGTACACATCATTATTATCCAAAAACTGCACCAATGCTTGGAGCGAATGTATGGGGTCGTGTAAATGCTCCATTTTCTGTTGAACCTACTGTAAATTGTAATGTTGATATTATTAGGGATAAAGAAGTAACAGAACATTATATAATTATAGAACCTTCACAGGTGCAGGAATTCACAAACTTGGAAGGGGTGCCTGAAGAAAAATTCAAAGATGCTGACAATGAAAAAGCCTATAATTATTTGAAGGAAAATCCTTCAATAATCACAATATTGAAAGAACATCAAGTATATGTAAAAGGATATACTGATAAAACTGGAACAAATCAACCTCCATTATTCACCAAGATAAAATTCATTTCAAGTCCTTCCTATCCTTTAATCAACTGTAGTTTACAACCAAGAACCGGATCTACTCAAGTGTTTAGTGAGTTTATTGATTATCATGTTGATTATGATAATGATGAGTTAATATTCTACAATGAAGTATTAAACAGTTTACCAGTAGGTACTTTGAATGTTACTTATAATCCTTTGTTTATTCGTAATTTAAGTAATGAGGAAATGCCATTAATACTTGATTACTTCCAAGAAATTGTACAAGTTGGTGAAAAGGAAATAGAAACTCGCAGAATACCTTTAAGAACTGCACCTGCAGACCCAATCCGTAAAGTAGTGTTAAATCCGGATACAGATAATAAAGAGTTAGTGGAAGATGTTGATTATACTGTGAATTATGATACTCAAGAATTATGTTTCGATATTATTAACAATGATGATAAATCAAGCTTATTATCGTTAAATGATAAATTAAGCATTGTTTACACTCCTAACTTGGATGATAGTGGTATTAGTCTGGGTTATTATGCTACAAGAGAGAATATTCGTAAGCAGTGTTATATTAAACCGAATTATATTGAATACAAAACCTAAAATAGGGAGAGGGAATAATGGATATTGAATCAGAAGTATACTATAAAGACAACAATGGAGAAATTATTGGGGCAAATGTCCTAATCTACAATGATACTGAAGACCTTGTTGAAAAAATCATAATAGTTGAAGAAAAATGTTTTCAGAACCTGAAAGACAGAATAACCAGTTTAGATAATACTTATTTAACAAGAGAGCAGTTAAGTGAAATACTTGAAAACACTGGTGAAACTACTGAAATCAATGCAACACACTTAAACGGAGTAAATAGTGCTGGTTTCGCATTAAGAAAACACACACATGAAGAATATGCTCCAAAAAACCATAACAGTACCGATTCTAAGTATGGATTAGGAACATCAAGTGAATATGGGCATTGTAAAGTAAGAAATGATTTAACAGCACCATCTCCAGTTAATGGGGAGGCATTAGGGGCTTATCAAGGACAATTATTAAATAAAAGATTGTCTGCAGTTGAATCCACAGCAGGTACCGTAAATGACAACTACACTAAAAATAGTATGAGATTGAAAATTGGGAGATGGAGAGATCAAGCGGGAGAGGACAATACAGAATTGCAATTGAATTATCAGACAGATGCAATATATGCGAAGTTATATTGTGATAATCCAGTATTTGACTATGAAAATCGTGATATTATACTTGTACTGAATGGTGTGCCTTATAAAAGAGTAACTAATCGTAATGGTAGGTCTGAACAGTTAAATATTAAATTAGACCGAGGAACATATGTATTACATGCATTTGTTAAAGGTTATGATGGTATGAATTCTGCGAATACTATGAAACTTGTGACAGTTGTGTGAATATTTATGATACAATTACAATTTAATGTGAATCAACAAACATTAACTCGTACAGATACTGAATACCTTGTAAATCATTCAGAAAACATTGTAACTGCAGAATTCCAATTCACAGGCGATTTATGGGAAAATACAGATAATCCAATATATATTATTTTCAAAGACAGTTGGAATAATACAATGAAAACTACCCTTAAACAGAATAAGTGTACTGTACCTTATCCTGCATTATGTGGAACATATATGAAAATCGCAGTTTATTCAGGAGATTTAATCACTACAAATTACATTATAATCCCGTTAAACCTTGGTTTAAATAATGGTGATGAAGATTCCTGTAACCATACAAGTGATCATAATTTGTTCAACAATATTTTCAAGGAATTAAAAACAAAATATGATGATTTAATCCTTGAAGATAACCTGTTATCTTGTTATAGTAATGGGGAATTGTTGAAAATAATAAATTTTGATGATTTAATTTTAAACACATATCCTACAAAGGAGTATGTGGATAATGAGTTAAATAAAAAGTATGATGATTTACAATATGAAAATGGATGTTTGATCTGTTTGGTTAATGGGGAAGTCCGTAAAAAAATCCCTATTGTAAGTATTGAGGAATATTATACTCGTAAAGAAGTTGATGAACGATTCGATGAAGTTAACAATCGGTTAGATGAATGTATTGTTAATGGAGAAATAAAAGAAGACATTGATAGTTTTTATCTTAATTTTAACTAAAAAAGAAGTGATTAATTATGACTAAAATAAGTTTAAACATTTTACCAGGCTTAAAAAAATGGTTTGTTGAAAAAACAAATATCTTAACTGCTTGGAATACAAGTGCAAGTGATTCTCAAATTCCTTCAGAAAAACTTGTGAAAACCGAATTAGATAAAAAAGCAGTTAAAACAGATGTGGATACTGCTTTAAGTAGTAAAATTGATAAATCAAGTATTAAAACAGCAGTCAATAGTGATTTAACTAATGATGATGTCGTTGGCGGTAAAGCTGTCTATGATGAGATTAAAAAAGTAGAGGCAGGTATCCCTACTGGCATGAAGCATACTGACATCACCGATTGGGACACTGCCACAAGTGGATTTGAAAAATCCTCAAACAAGGCAACCAGTTTATCCTCACCAGACAATACTAAATATCCAACCACCCAAGCAGTCAGTGATGGATTAGCAACTGCAAAAACAAATGCAGACAACACTTATGCAACAAAAACAGCATTAACCGATGGATTAAGTGCTAAAATAGATAATAGTTCAAAAACTACATCATTAACCAACACCTCATCTGATACTCAAATACCATCTGCAAAAGCAGTGTATGACCTTTATAGCACTATACCTAAATGGAATGTACAAGTAGCCACATCAGTAGGTGATTTACCAACAACTGGAGCATTAGGTACAATCTATCTTGTCAAAGGAGCAGGAAAAGACAAAAACACTTATGATGAGTATTTCTGGAATTCTGCTGCTAATGTGCCAGGTTACGAGAAATTCGGTGGAATTGACATTGATGTTTCCAATTTCGTAACAATGAGTCAAGTTGTCGAATATTTAGGAAATAATGGTAGTTTAACATTATCTGACGATGGAGAGTTAAGTTTAAACATTATTGAACCAACAGGATAATTTTTATCCTGTTCATTTTTTTTTGGAAGGAGTTTTTATGGTTAAATCATTTAAAACAAACCTGTTATCATGGTTGAAAACAAAAGTATATGTTAAAACAGATGTGGATGCATTATTAAATCACAAAGCACCAGTAAATCATACTCATGCTGAATCAACAACAAGTAGTGCAGGATTCATGTCAAAAACTGATAAATCTAAACTTGATGGTATTGATTCTGGAGCTAACAAAACAGTTGTGGAAAGTAGCTTATCTTCAACATCAACTAATCCTGTGCAAAACAAAGTAATAAATAGTGCATTATCTGGTAAGGCTAATAGTAGCCACAGTCATAGTATAACTGATGTAACTAACCTTCAATCAAGTCTTGATTCTAAAGCTGGTACAAGCATTGCCACTACTTCTGCTAACGGTTTAATGAGTAGTTCAGACAAAACCAAACTTAATGGAATAGCTACTGGAGCTACTAAAGTAACTGTAGACACTTCTTTAAGTAGTTCATCAACTAATCCAGTACAGAATAAGGTTATAAATACTGCTCTGAACGATAAAACCAATATTAATACAAGAGATTTTAGTTTCTTTTTATCTGATGTTATCTTGCCTGAAGGAAGCAGTATTGCAAATAAAAGTATTACTCGCTCTCATGTTCACGATACAATACAAATACCCTACAAGCAGAGCACTCAAGAAGGGTATCATACAGATACTTTTAATCTTGAAAACTTTGACTTATTTTTATCATGGAGTCCTAACAGTTTAGGAACTAACTCTAATATACAATTTATCTTATTGAACCCAGAAACAAACGAAAAAATAAGTGTAGTATGCACCCCCCAACAAGGTAGGACATGGGTTGATATAGTTTGTGATAGTGGAACAAATAGAACTTATGACCAAAGAGGCACATATGGAAATGTTGCAGGAAAATATTTTGGTTTAATTTTCAAAGTAAGACATGATAAGTTAAGTTATGTATTATGTGATGATTCTCAAACAATTAACACAGCCAATAAGAGTCGTGCAATAGAAAGTAATCCCAATAAGTGGAGATTAATTACAAAAGCAGGTGCATGGAGTACAGGTACAAGTATGAGTTATAATATATCTGGTGTGAAAATGAAAATAGGAGTATAATTAAATAAATGAAGAGGTTTTATAATGGATGATAAAAGAACAATGAACCAGTATTGGTTATTAATGAATAATATTGCTTACTGGTTAGTAAAAAACAATAAGAAGTTCAATACAAGGCAAGTATATGGTTATCAAGGTAGAGAAGCAGACTATGGCACTATAATTCGTACGATTAAGGAAAGAGGAAGTAACACTCAACCTGACAGCCTTATCGCAGAGTTCGTTGAATGTGCAATAAACGATAATAAGGATTTAAGCTTCCTCCCAAACTATGTAGCAGAGCCTTATAATAATGGTAATAAGCTTTCTCGTGATGTTTATGTTGATATGGCTCGCCGTGTAAGTGAATGGGAGGTTAAACATAATGGACAATCACCCAATTATGTTACAGTAAAAGCAACTGGAGGAAATACAACAAACAATAATAAATTACATAATTATTTAACAACCTCAGGCTGTGCAGGTATGGGACAATGCACACCATATTATTGTGCTTGTAATAGTCTACAACAAGCATTCTACCGTTTAACTGGCATTCATATATCAGAATCTACAATAGCAAGTGTAGCTGGAACAACAACTTCAGGTACTGGACATCAAGGTATTAATACAGCTGTTGCATGGTTTAATCGCAAATATGGACAGAACATTAAAATTACTTGGAAAAACTTCAATGATTTAGGAAGTTCTGATTCAGCAAGATGGAATAAATTAAACCAGTATGCATCAAATGGGGCTGTATTTTGTCACATATTATACCGTAATAAATGGGGGCATTATGAAGTTCTTAAATCAGTAAATGGTAATAATGTGACTGTTTTAAACAGTTTAGGTAACAGGTGTAATAAACCAGCATATTGTGGATATATAGAAACTCGTAGTAAGTCAAATCAACGCTCATATATGAGGGGAATTAGTCAACAAAGTGTAGCAATATTAACAAAATAAATATACTAATAAACACAAAATAATACTATGTATGAATCCTGCAGAGGTATAT